CTAAGGCAAAAGATGCAATCTCTAATGTAAATGCTCCACAGAGAATTTACTACAAAGATTATCTTGCAGATTTCTCAGAGAACATTTATGCTGGATATAATGTATCTCTCGCAGGTGATGCACATCATGGCACATCACCAAAGGCAACTGGATTTACAACAACCAGTGGAGATTCAAACGCATTTTCACCTGTATCAGTCTCAGACGGTCAATTTGGTCAAGATGCACAAGGAGTAACATTCTCCTCAGTTGGTAACGTTACTTACCCTCTCCTTAATGGTCTTGATTATGGCACCGTAAGAGGTGCAATGAAGTCAGACCTCTCTGATACAATGAGAGCATACGATCTCTTCTCAAACAGAGACGAGATTGAGGTAGACTACCTTATCATGGGACCTGGTTGTGATACTGAGGCAGAGTCACAGGCGAAAGCAAACAAACTGATTTCTATCGCAGGTGAAAGAAAAGACTGCATGGCAGTTATCGGACCTCACAGAGGTAACTTGGTCAACGTAACCAACGCAAATGATCAAACTGATAATCTTATCAACTACTTCTCCACGTTAAGTTCTTCTTCTTACGCGGTATTTGATAGTGGTTATAAGTACCAGTTTGATAGATTCAATAACGAATTCCGCTATGTGCCTGCCAACGCTGATGTTGCTGGTCTTATGACTCGCACATCAATCGTTGCATTCCCATGGTTCTCCCCCGCAGGTCAACAGCGCGGTGTTATCAACAACGCTGTAAAACTTGCATACAATCCTAGCAAGGCACAAAGAGATCGTCTCTATCCACAAAGAATTAACTCCTTCATTACAAAACCAGGTGTTGGAACACTTCTCTTCGGTGATAAGACCGCACTCTCATACGCATCTGCATTTGATAGAATCAATGTTCGCCGTCTGTTCCTGACAGTTGAGCAAGCACTTGAAAGAGCAGCAGAGGCACAACTCTTTGAACTCAATGATGAGTTGACAAGAGCAAACTTTAGAAACATTGTTGAACCATTCCTCCGTGATGTTCAGGCAAAGAGAGGTCTATATGGATTCCTCGTTGTTTGTGACTCTTCAAACAACACTCCTGATATCATTGATAACAATGAGTTTAGAGCAGACATCTTCCTGAAACCAACGAAGTCGATTAACTACATTACTCTTACGTTTGTTGCCACCAGAACTGGTATTTCTTTTGAAGAAGTAGCTGGCACAGTTTGATAACATTATCTAAATAACAAAAGGAGGACCAAACAATGGCACAAAAAGAAAACAGAACAATCTCTCAATTTAAGTCAGCAATGGTTGGGGGCGGTGCCCGCCCCAATCTATTTGAAGTTGAGATGACTCTTAATGAGTTAGACTTTGCTTTACCTGGTTTTGATGCTACTAATTTTGCATTCTTATGCAAAGCATCTAATCTACCTGCTCAAAACATCGGTTCAATTGATGTTCCTTTTAGAGGAAGAATTTTCAAGGTTGCTGGAGACAGAACCATTGATACTTGGAGCGTAACCATCATTAACGATGAAGACTTCAATCTGAGAAGAGCATTTGAAGAGTGGACTGAGCAAATCGCTAAGTTAGACACTAATCTTGGTGCAACCGATCCAGATGCTTACATGGCATCTGCACATGTATATCAACTTGGTAGAGGTAGCAGTAAGAGTAGCGGTAGAAATAGTGGAGAATCAAATGTTGTTCTCGCTAAGTATAAGTTTGTAGACATTTTCCCAACAGAAGTATCTGCAATTGATCTCTCTTATGATTCATCGGATGCTATTGAGGAATTTACCGTAACCTTCCAAGTTCAATCACTTGAACTACTTGGTGATGGTGGCGCTGTTAGTGGTTGATAAATAGTTTGAGGATAACCACGATAATATAAATCATGTCCAAATTATTTGGGTTCTCGATTGAGGACACAGAACCACTATCTCCCGGAGCGGTCTCCCCGGTTCCTCCCAGTAATGAGGATGGGGTTGACCACTACGCGAGTAGTGGTTTTTTTGGCACTCACGTTGATCTTGAAGGTGTCTATAGAAATGAGTTTGAATTAATCAAACGATATCGTGAAATGTCACTTCATCCAGAATGTGATAGCGCAATTGAAGATATTGTAAATGAGGCAGTTGTATCTGATTCTAATGATAGTCCTGTAGAGATTGAACTATCAAACCTTAATGCTAGTGATGGTATCAAGAATAAAATTCGTAGAGAATTCAAGTATATTCTAGATCTTCTTGATTTTGATAAGAAAGCACATGAAATTTATCGTAACTGGTACATTGATGGTCGCATTTACTATCACAAAATTATAGATTTAAAAAATCCTAACGAAGGTATTCAAGAATTACGTTATATTGACGCGATGAAAATGCGTTATATTCGTAAGCAAAAACAGAAACCTGAAGATAGAGCAAACGCAATAGCAAGAATTAACAATAGAAATTCTGATCCAATGGATTATGAGTTTCCTGAAATTGAGGAATATTTCCTTTATCAACCTAAACTTGCATATCCTGTTGCTAACCCAACCCAAGCAGGTGGCGATAAAGGAATCAAGATTGCAAAAGACGCAATTGCATATTGCACATCTGGTCTTGTAGATCGTAACAAAGGTAACACGCTTTCATATCTTCACAAA